TTTGTTGGTTGTGCTGAGGGCTTCGTTCATCACTAGGAGGAAGTTCTGGAACGAATCCTCAAACTCAACGTTGACATTCTTGAGGTTGACGCCGTTGATGTCGAATACGTCCTGTGTTGTGCGAACACCTACTACTTTGAGTTCACCACGAGCAGGCTGATGGCGGCTGGGAGTGTATCCCAAGAAGTCTGCAATGCGCAACACGCTGGAACGACGTTCAGCAGTGCTGAGGAAGTTTTCACGTCCAGCCTGGTCAATACGGAAAGCAAGGCTGTGAGCAAGGAATGACAAGGTCTCAATCAGTGCAACGAATTCGCTGCTCTGGATCCAGTCATTGAAGTTCTCTGGATATTGCTGTTGAATGTAATCAACCAGTGCACCACGGATTGAGTCGTAGTCGTATGCTTGGAAGTTTGCTTGCTTAAAGCTATCGTAGACCATACGGTAGTCTTCAGCTGCAAACAGATTGCGTTGACGGATGGATTGGCTCATATGTTAAATCTCTTCTGAGTTGGTGTATTCAAGCACTAGGCGATCTTCACTTAGATCGGGAACGTAGCGCAACTGGACTGTGATAGTTAGAGTGTGCTCTTCAGTATCAATCTGGTAGTCGAGCAACTCCCACCGTGGATCTAGATCAATGATTTTGCGAACATCTTCGTCGGCTGCGTCAATTACCATCTGGTCAAACTGCTCAAATACAAGCTCAGGCAAAATGCTGCCGAACTCTGGTTCACCCAGTCGCTCACCGCGACGAGTGTAGAAGTGATTGAGCAAGTCGCGCTTGGCCAACTCTTTGTCCTCAAGGACACGAGTGCCAGTGCGTTTACCAAATGATGAAAATCCTACGAAGGTTGCCATACTGGTATTTATGTTGTGGAAAAGTGCTGATTTTGGTTGACAGACCAAGACACTTCGCTTATATTGAACTGTAAGCAAAGAGGACATGACATGGCCACTGTTTGGATTTTGACCGCTGACGTATCCACCGACGTGGCTGGTGAAGTGTTGGATTCAGGCGGTGTAGTTGGCGTGTTTGAGTCCGAAGCAGCCGCGTCAAAATACTGGCGCGAAGAAATCGTGGACACCTACGTCCGCCGCAAGCGTGAGTATTCCTTGGAGGAATACACGGTCAAAGGCTGATCAAGTTAACGCTTGCTGCACAATGCGTCGCTGGCGAAGCTGTGACATGCCTGGCAAGAACACACCAAATTGACGGTAGTAGGAGAATTCAGCCTGCTTCTTGTCAAACTCGGTTGTGATACCGTTCACATATCGCTTTCGTATTTCATGAGCATGTTGCACGATTTGTTGATTGCGTGTCTTGTTGTATGTGTAGTCAGCCAATCGCATGACACGAGCCTCACGCTTGCGCAATTCAGGATTCACGTTACCACGAGCAACAATATCTGCCGCTAGCAGCCAGTTAGAATTCTTGATCGCATCTGCTAGGTCATACGTGCCTTCATCAGCCACCACAGTGCGCCAGGTGCCAGTATCCAAATACAAGCTGAGCAATCCATCAAAAACACTTTGAGGCAGATTTACGACCGGAATTTGCACCTGCAGGTTCTTCTGTCTGTTACGCACATAGCCAATCCATTCAGCATATGACTGCGCTTCATTATGTCCTTGCTCGTCGTCAGGATCACCAATGCCATACCCAATCTCGTATTCGCGGTCCTCATTGAGGTAACGAACCCCGCTCCACCTTTTGAAGCTGAGTATTAGATCCAGCATTTGCTGAGTCACGATAACAAATCCCACGTTGATTAGGAATTTGGTCGCATACTCGTCACGAACTGTGAATGTGTCCCACTGAACACGATATCGGGCTTCAACCAATCGCAACATTATACAGGTCCCCCTCCATTAGTATTGCGCGGCGTATTGTTGGTTGGCAATGGTGCAAGTGGCGGGAATCCACCAGCACGGTGTTTATCCATGGTAGCCACAGCGTAGGCAGGAACACTTCGACGAGTGAAGTCACTACCCCAACCCTGGCGTGCACCTGTGCGATTGTCAAAGTGTAAGCTGCCACCATTGTAAACACCAATACCACGAATACCAATAGAGCTGGCAATAGCGATAATGTCCAGTCGGTCCTGGTTAGTCAAGCCGCTACCTGAAACGTCAACTGCTCGTCCCTGCAAGTGCATTGAGCCCTTTGCACCGTCAACTTCCTCGTTCTTGGCTGGCGAACGATAACCTGAAATGATAGTGAATGGACGACCAAATCTACGAGCAACTTCCTCGACGAGGACAAGCAGGTTGGGGTCAACTCGTTTGTCTTTACCAGGTGCCCACACTAGGAAATCACCAGCAGCATTGCTTTCTGGGAAGTTACTGAGATCAAAGTTACCAGTCTGATCGTTGTAGGAAGTTTGATCAGTTGGCGCACCGTAGTAATAGCTCTCACTGCCGCCAACATTGCTTGCACCTTCACCAGAGCCGCCATCCAATGTGCTTACATCCAGGTGACCATTCCAAGGCTCAGCTTCTGGCACACGCCCTGCCACACTCTCAGTAACACCGCTGTTACCAGCATGTTGTGAAGCACCAGGAGCAATTGCACGTCCCGCCGCCGCCCCGTTCATGTCGATTCGTGCAGCCGTTTCACGATAGCCGCCAGCAACCAACAAGTTGCCGTTTCCATCCGCAGTGAGATTCAAGTCTGTTCCTGATGTCACGTTGAATGAACTGCCCACTGACTGCAATGCAAAACCGCCTAGGGCTTTCATGTTGATGTTTCCATTGGCTTGCATGTTAAAGCTACCGCCAGCATGAAGGTTAAAGTCACCTGGGGTATGCATGTTGATTGATCCTTTAGCATAGATGTCAATGTCACCGTTACGGTTCATTTCCACCCATGCGCTGCCATCTCGGTTGTTGATGTAGGTCAATCCGTTTGTGTCGTCCATCAAAATCTGTGCACCACCCGCAGTGCGGAAACGCATACCCAGGCTGTCAGCATCTTCAATGCTGCCATCGTCTAGAGCAATGCTGTGACCAGCAGGAGTTGTGAGGCCCATAACTCGTGACGATGGATCGCGGGTTGGTGACGAAAAGCTTAGTCCGCGGATACGGTCTTTGTCAAGTCCTTGTGTTCGCAGTGCTTCTGCTTGTGGGTGTTCATCAGGCAATTCACTGGTAGACGACGAGGTTTTGGATACCTCCTGCCCCACTGTGGTTTGACCACCTGCAGTAGGTCTAACTGCGCCAGCGGCTGTCAGACCATCTCGTTTGCCCGGATCAAGTATGACTCCCAGCACTATGCCACTATGCATGTCACCACCAAAAGCAACGATGACTTCGTTGTTCAAGCCCGGCGGTTGCCCACTCATACCGTAACTGTTTTGACTGACAACGCCTGACGGACCCGCCGCAGGTGGTGTTGTGCCTCCATATGGCATCATCTGTCGACACCACATAGCGCCCAAGTAGAGTGAGTCATCCACGTTGGTTGCGCTGTCTTGTCCAGGAGGGAACGTTCCGTAGAACTTCATGATCTGAACTTTGACACGACCTTCACGAGCAGGGTCTTCGTTGTTGACTACGATGCCACGATAGATACCGGCTGGGATCTTGAGGCCTTTTTCCATTTCGTTCTGGTTGTATTGTGGGCGAACTCGATTGCTAAATGAGTCAGAGCTTTTACTGGCTGCCATTATTGTGGTCCTGTTCTTCTAACGTTTACTGCCGGTTGGGTGCGGCGGTAATTATCTTCTTGCGCTTGTGCGCCATTAACTGTTGGGCCTTGAACGCCGGCAGTAGACGTGGCGCGAGCCACACTTGTGTCACCAGCCAGGCTGGAATAAACTGTGGAGGCGTTGGTGGCTAGATCTCGCACTGCACTGAGGTATTGGGTAAACTGTCCGTTGGCGAAACGGTTGATCACGTTTCGCACTGCATACACACCAGTGATTTGAAAATCTGGGCTAGGTTTGCGTCTACCATTAGCATCTTCATTGGCTGTTGGCAGGTTGACGTTCAAGAAGAAATTCTGCGATCCAGCTTCATAGTCCGCAACATCATCAACGTTTTTCTGTGAGTTGAGCAAGCTGTTGGGGACACCCATCCAATAGGGGTCACCACGGATCCCTATTTCGATCTTGACAAGGTCTGAGGCGTTTTCCAAGTTCATCTTGACTGCACCAAACTTGAGGTTACCACTGCGCTGGTCGTTATCGCTTGTTAGCAAATCCTGGTCACTCACGACGTCTTGCACAAAACGCACCTGCATGTCAATTGAGCCCTGTGATAGCTCATAGTTGTCCTGCAAGAATTTAGTGTTGTCGGACACCACGTTGTTGAAGTTGCTCAATGAAAGATCAAAATTGATGAAGGCATTCTTAATGTTGAAACTGCCTTGTCCTGGGCTTTGTTGTGCGGTAGCCAACTGTTGTGCAGCACCTGCTAGACCTTCACGAGCAGCCGTGACTTCTTTCAATCGTGCAATAACCTCAGGAGCATCTTCAATCAACTGAGGGTTTTGAACTTCAGGGTCACCAAAATATCCATCACCATACGGCAACACATAGTAATATGCATAGTCGAATTTGATGTCGAACTCCATTACCTCAGTGTTTTTGCCAGTGTAGTAATAGTCATAGCGTTTGCGCATGAATTTACCAGCAAGCAAGTTGGATACTCGTCGCCCTTGCACACCACTGTTGGTAATACTGGTTTGGTAAGCAACGGCGTCGATAATTTCGTCAGTCACAACATACGCTTTGAGCTTGTATGTGATGGTCTTTTGGAAGTCGCCCTTGAGCACGTCAAAAGCACCATACTCAACGTTGGTAATCATTTTGAAAAATGTAGGGAACGAGTCCAGTGTCTTGCTGGTAGGCTCATCAGGAGTATTACGGGCACTTTGCGCGCCACCCGCTCCAGCGGCACCTTGTGATAGCAAGATACACTTGTATTCAGCGGTAAGCTGTAGAACTTGACCGAAAATGCTTGTGATGTTGGAACCGTTGTTGACAGTCACCTGCAATTTGGGATTATCATCTGCACGAGTGCTAAAGTTGGTTCCTGATGCTTCAAATGGGTTATCCAAGACTTGGAAACGCCAGTCCTTCCAAGCAGTGGTTGACTCATCAAACTCAAACGTGTAGACGTCGCGCAGTGCGCCAGCCGTTGGGTTCGTGATCCAAGCGTTGGTGATGGATTGGTTGAAAAGCTTTTCAAATTCAGTCACAAACTCGCCCACGGTCTCAGCGACCACAGTGATCTGTTCCTTGATTACGTTGCTGAGGTAACGATATCCAGTGGAGGTGTTTTCCACCATCTCGATGTTGTAGATGGCGCCGCCTGCATCAACCTTGAAATCCAGTGACTTGATTATGGCAGGATAGAAAAAGCTCTGGTTAAACTTTCGTGGCTTGCCATCTGGCATTCTGCCGTGGAAGTCAATAGCCAAAAGGTATCCAGCATGTAAATGATTTTGAACACCTATCTGGCGTGCTGCACCAGCAAGTGTGCTGAGCAGGGTAACGCCGTTAGGTTCAGCCAAGGACAGTGTGAATCGATTACCAAATCCCTCACGAACCACATTGTGACCCACTGTGAAGATCTGTTCCATGTTGTTGATATTGTATTTTGCCACTCTGGCGTTGTCAGCAATTAACACACTTCGCCCGCCAATTGCACCATCAAGCTTGGGCAAATCGCTAGGATGCACCATATACAATCTGAGATTGTAGGTGTAAGTATCGTATTCATTCAATCGGTTTGGTAGATATGTCATTAAATTCCTGCTACAAAATCACGGCGTGGGACTACAATCTTCTTGCCCAGCGTAAAATCATTGATTGGATCGACTATTGCGTTCTTGTTATACACTGCAAACAACCACCAGAATCTGGCGTCGCCATACAATTCGTAAGCAAGCAAGTCCGGTCTATTTACATATTTTTGAGTTATGGTAAAATCATCAACTCGAGAAAAATCAGGGACAATGGGCGGCACGTAAAGATCTGCATATCCATTGGTAATAGGAGTTGCTCGCAAATGACTGGTTCGTTTGAATACCATTAGATGAATCCTTTGAGGTAGCCTGCTCCACTTGCAAGTTCATTAACATTGAACCCCATTTGTGCGGCAGGGCTGTATTGCGGTAGCAAGTCCATTGCAATGGTCATCATCACCGGAATCTGCACTGTTTGGCCCGCAGTGCTAACTTCCACATAGTCTACGCCATCTTCATATATGAAGTTGAAGCTGCCCAGCAACACAGGCACACGATGGAAATTGTATGCGCCGTAGGCTGAGAATGTTAACACTGGCGGCGGAGTGCCGGCATCAGGGTCGTTGGCTCCAAAGTTCATCTTGCTTGCTACACGAAGGAAGTGCATCACACCCACTGTGTATTGCGCTTCCTGTGGGGTCTGGCTAGCAAATACCCCAGTCACCTGAATCGTTGGGTTGCGTGTCTTACTGTAAGCGTTCTGTTGGTAATTGGTGTGCACTAGATCATACTGGCTGTATTCAACTTGGTGGGCTACGCTGATGTTGGGCGTGTATGGAAACAAGATGCCGTTTGTTTGTCGCAATGCTGCACCAGGGCCATTGAGTGGCACTGTCCAGCCTGTTCCTTTCAGCATCAGTCTTGCTCGTTGATCTGCTTTTGTTACCATCTCTTGTCCCGATAAATATCACATGAACGTGCCCACACCATTTGCAGAGATCGCACATTCTACCTGATATTTATCCCGTGATTTTCGGCTTGACATCAATATGTTAGGGCTGTATACTCTATTCAAATAGGAAGCTAACCGTGATTAAAAAGAAGCCCATCAACTACCTCAACAACAAGGACATGCTACAAGAAATCCAGAACAGCAAAATGAGTTTTTGCTATGCTGTGGATGAGAAATACAAGCAATTTGACGTGATTGTCGATTCGCTTGATGAGATTACTGAAGAAGTCATCCAGCAAGCCCGTGAAAACCGCGCGGCACGACAGGCAAGCCAGGGTTACGAGCAAGGTATCAACCAATGGTATGACGCTGGCGGTAACCGCAATGTAAAGCCCAAGCAGGCTGACTTCCGTGTAGACGTTGAAGCTATCGAGCTTGAGGAATTGGTGTTCAGAGTGATGACTTATGAACACATTCCAGGAACGCCAGGTCGCAAAAAGAACCCCAAAACAGAAAGTGACCTTCACTCACGACTGAACTTCCCACCGTTCAAGCACTATGCGTTTGTCAATGGCGAGTTGCGTGAGGTGCTTCGCAGTCACTGGCAGGACAGCTTTGAAAATGGTGCCTTCTGTCAGACACAAGGTCAGCTTACTCCACGCCTAGCGCGTATGATGATGAAGCTTGTGGAACGCTATGCGACTCGCGGAAACTGGAGAGGCTACACCTACAACGCAGAGATGCAGGGTGCTGCACTACTTCAGCTGAGCGAAGTTGGTCTCAAGTTCAACGAGGCCCGCAGCCAAAACCCATTCGCATACTATACCGCAACCATCACCAACAGCTTCACCCGTGTGCTCAACCTCGAGAAGCGCAACCAGAGCATTCGAGATGACATCCTGCAACAGGGCGGATACTTGCCCAGCTATGGACGTCAGCTGGATGACGAGGCTGCCCAGCAACGAGCTAGAGCAGAGGATGAAGACAGGGCGCGTCAAGAACTGTCAGATCGTGGCTATAATATCATTTGACGTCCCCCGTCTAACCTGTTATTATCGCTACATAAATTTGAGGTCGCAACTTGTCAAATCTATTCCAAAAAGCCGCGTGTTTCACTGACATACACTTTGGCAACAAAAACAACAGCCGTCAGCACAACATAGACTGCGAAGAGTTCGTGATCTGGTTTATCGAGGAAGCCCGGGCCCGAGGATGCGAAACTTGCATCTTCTTGGGCGATTGGCACCACCATCGTGCCAGCGTCAACGTTAGCACACTCAACTATACTGTAAGCAACTTCAAGAAGCTGAGTGATGCATTTGAGCACGTCTACATGCTGGTTGGTAACCACGACCTGTTCTACCGCGAAAAGCGGGAGATTAACAGCTTTCCGTTTGGAGCCATGTTTCCAAACATACACATCATCAACGACGATATCACAGAGATCGGTGGCGTTGCCCTGGTTCCTTGGTTGGTCGGCGATGAGTGGAAACGCATGAAGAAGCTCAAGAGCCGCTATGTGTTTGGTCACTTTGAGCTACCAAACTTCATGATGAACGCAATTGTTGAGATGCCAGACCATGGCGAGCTCAAAGCAGAAGATTTCCAAGTCGCTGACTACGTCTTCAGTGGGCACTTCCACAAGAGACAAATCAGCGGCAAGGTCCACTATTTAGGTAGTCCGTTTGCTCATAACTATGCTGATGCCTGGGATGATCAACGTGGCTGCATGTTCCTTGATTGGGGAGGTGAGCCAACTTATGTTAACTACGACGGACCGCGTTACATCCGCATCAATCTTAGCGACCTGATTGATGCACCAGAGGACTACCTAAACGAAAACACTTATTGCCGCGCTATGCTAGACGTTCCTATCAGTTACGAGGAAGCAAACTTCATCAAGGAGACTTTCATGACACAGTTCAAACCACGCGAACTCAGCTTGGTTCCAGTCAAGAAAGAAGAGGGCGGTGCTGAAAATGCACAGTTGGGCGATTACGTTGTAGAGAGTGTAGACCAGATTGTTTACACTCAACTACAGGCGGTTGAGAGCGACATGATCAACCGCAAATTGCTAATGGACATTTACAAGGAATTATGACATGACCAAAACTCTACAAGAGCTAGCTGATAGAATGACTGCAATCATGGCTGATATTGACAGCCGTCCACGCGGCACACTCACAGAAGAAGAGCTCAATCGCCTGGAAAAGGATATTGTTGAACCACTTGAGGCAACTGTATCTGCCTTGGAAAAACTCTACGAGGATGACCCGAAATGACTGATCAAGACAAACTTGATGA